AGTCGAGTCTTTTTCTTCGCCTTCTTCATCATCAGAAGTTTCAAGTTTTTCACCCGAATCCTGCTGTTGCTCAGATTCAGCGGAGTCATCAGAATCGTGTTCTTCGTTTTGATCTTCTTCGCTCGGTTGACTGTCAGGACTTTCTGATTCTACTGGCTCATCATAGTCTCCCTGCTCAGGATCACCATGGAACGCATCAGGTAACTCTTGATCAACATCCTCAGTCTCAGCATAAGCATAAAGTTTTTCAGCAACCTTAACAACATCGTCCCAACTTTCAGTAGAAGAAACGAGGTCAACAAACTTTTGCTCCTCGTCAGTAAACTCTATGTTAGCAAACATACCGACTTTGAAGAAAAGATTTATGCGGTCAATCAGGGGATAATCGTTGATGTCGTTCTCACCAAGACCAAAAAAGTCCATCTCATACAACTCACGATATCCTTTGAAGAAACTCTTTGTGAGTCCTGGAAAACGATTTTTGATGTCTCGCTCAATACGAGCATCTTCAACGACATTAAGGAAAGACTTGAAGCCACGACCCTTTGTTTCTATCGAGTCGTGCCATCCTTCAAGTGGGGTGTTCAGCGCATGACTAACTTCGTGACCAATGAATAGGTCATACATCTCTGGGCTGATGTCAGATTTTAAAATAGGAAGAACAACCTTTCGGTCTTTAAGGTCAAAATATGCAGTTGGCACATTCTTATGCTCAAGGCTGACATTCTCAGTAGCGAGCAATTTTGCTAGTGTACTTTTACGTTCAATATCCATAACTTCTCCTCAACTCTTATACATATTATCGCGCATATTGAGGTAAAAGTCAACACTTTTCTTGTCTTTTTTTAAAAAAAGTTTTATTGCAAAATCAACAACTTAGCTAATTTGTTCAAAATATCTTGTAATCGCCTTGATTTTTTCGATCTGTTTATCGATAATGACAGTTCGGTTTGGCCATTTGATAATATCTTTTTCAGGGTTCTTCTTTAGATTGAGTAATAACGGAAGGATCAGATCTTCGACATCTCTCAGTTTTCCCGCAACATCTTGTTCAACGAGATTGCGATGCTCATTAATCATACCTGAATTATCGGACGATAGGATTCTTGCCTCGAGTTGCTCGAGTTTATCCATTATAGAGTCCATCTGGTCTGATGATACTTCTGCTGTTACAGTTTGAGGTGCTGACGTAGATCCTTCGATCTCGTCTTCGTCCACCATAGTGAACCCAAAATCATAGTCTTCTGACATATTGCTTACTCCTTGATATTAGTATATTTATATCAAGTGTTATCGCTGTCGCAATATTTTACCTTGCTTTTATCGTACAACTTTACTTCTTTTCGGAATCTTTTGTTATACCCACGTTTGATTTTCTTTGCCACGCCTGACTTTGTAAGATAACAGTAATATTTTCTTGCACTGGTTAGCGCATCAAACTCAGCAACACCTTTTAGTTTTATTCTCAGCTTTTTCATATCAGCACTCCTACTGTATTTTGCTTCGAATTTTCCTCACGACCTTTTTCTTCATTGCTTTTATTGCTCGGTCTAGTTTCAACTTCGAAACACGTTGTGTGAAATTCTGACCCACCATGTGGTCATACTCATGCAGTACAACTCTTGCTGCCATACCCGCAAATTCCTCAACAACATCTGCACCTTCTGTATCTTGATATTTCACAGTTACTTTAGTTGGTCTCCGAATCATAAGAAAGACTCCAGGGAGAGAAAGACACCCTTCCTTCATCGCCTCAGTTTCTTCGCCCAATGCTATGATGACAGGGTTGATAATGTATCTAGTAATATCTTTACCATCACCGAATGTAAATACTTTTGCATCTAAGCCGACTTGATTTGCAGAAAGACCTATACCACCAAGTTCTAGCTGTTTGGCAAATAACTTGTCACAAAACTCTTTTGCGTCATGTTCTTCAAAATCAAACTCTTTTGGCTCGCGCTTTAGTAATTCATTTCCAAATTCTATTAATTCAAGTTCCATTATATCATTACCGAATAGTTTTGTCTTTTTTCAAATTTAATTACTGATCTAAACTTATCAAACAACTGGTCTCCCTTGTGGCTTATGACAAATACATTTGTATCATCGCCTATGGTGTTCAATAAGGTCATAACATAATCTGTTCCGTTGTTATCCAGGGAACTGTCAAACACCTCATCAAGTATAAGAAGATTAGTGCTTGCACTGTTTTTCATCTTAGCGATAGTTCTCCAAGTAAACAATAACGCCAAGTCAATACGCTGTTTCTCACCCTCACTGAACGAGGCATATGAGAATTTATCCCTGCCTCGAGACTTTATTGTTTCATTAAACTTTTCGTCAAGATTAAAGTTTACAAAGAAGTCCATTGCTGCAAGATACTTATTCGCCAAAGTATTGATGGCTGGTAGATATTGTTTGATAATCCTAGTCTTGATACCAGTATCTTTAAGTAATGCAGCAACTGCCTGCATATAATGCATTTGCTCGTTCTTCTCAGAACGATTTTTGTTTTCTACTGTAACCTCTTTAGCGAGTTCTTTTAATTTAGTCTGTTCAGATTCAATGTCTGCAACACGACCTCTTGCGTCTCCGAGTTCTGCGTGCAAGCGTTGAAGGTATCTTTGCTGACTTGTGATTTCATTATTCGTTTCAATTATTTGATTCTGTAACTCTTGGTATTCTGTTATAAGAGAATCTACACGATCAAACTCGTCTTTCATTTCAGTAGAAGCAGTTTCAAGTTCTTGTATCTTACCCTCACGCTCCGTTTGTATTTCTTTTTTATGCTCGTGAGGAATACCCTGCTTACAAGTCGGGCAATCATCATGCTTCTCATAAAATTCTAACTCTTTATTGAGCTTCTTGACCTGCGAAATAAATTTCTCATTAATCGCCTCGAGTTTTCTTTTTTTCGTAGTCGGATCGCCCATGCTCTGCGCCTTTTCTGACTTAGTGCCTGATTCCTTCTTAAGAACTTCGATCTTCTCATCTAACTCAGTTATCTCCGATTCAATCTCGCTAATCTTATCAGCTTTATTGTTTTCTAGAGTTTCAATATACCTTTTTTGTATAGTGGCTTTTTGTTTTGCTACTTCCACCTTACCCTCGATATCTCGAATCTCTCCCTGAATACCTGTAAGCTGTTGTTTGAGCAATCCATTCATAGTTGTGAAGATCTGAATATCTAAAATATCTTCAATGACTTCTCGTCTAATATATGCAGGAAGTTGCATAAAGGGTGTGAATGATGCACTACCCAAGATAACAATCTGGGTAAACGATTTAAAGTTTAGGTTCAGTACAGACTCTTCAAGGTATTTTTGCGTATCTCTGAGTGCAGCATCCTGATCGATCATCTGACCATCTCGATGAATCTCAAAAATGTTTGGTCTGATACCACGAACAACTTTGTATTCAGTTTTACCGATTCGGAACTCAACTTCAACCATCAACTCTTTTTGATTCACAGAGTTTACTAGCTGAGGTTTATTAATATTCCTGAATGGTTTATTGAATAGTCCAAAACACAGAGCATCTAGGAAAGTAGATTTACCAGCACCATTATCACCAACTATGAGAGTAGAAGGCGAGCGTGTAAAATCAACTTCAGAGAATGCATTACCAGTAGAAAGAAAGTTTTTCCACCGCAGTTTTTCAAAGTAAATCATTATATATTCTTTGCTTCTACATAAAGACCTTTGACTACATCCTTGAGTCTATTTCGGTCTAGGTCAGTGTGAATGTTGTCGATGTATTCATCAAGCAACGTGATCGTATCTTCAAGATTGAGGTTATCTGCGTCAATAGCTTCATCCTCGAACTCAGAGAAGTCTTCTATTATTTTTATCTCAATCAAATTACAAGATTCGAGCCTATCTATAAAGGAATCAAACTTAGAAAAATCGCTTTTGTTTACTACAACTACTTTAACTGAACCCCCGACAATCCTATCATAATCGATAGCATCAATATCTGTTCCCATAGAATCGTCTGCGTCGTTATAGTAGAATTTATGAAAGATGTTAAACGGATTTTCAATAAACTCAAGTTCATTTGTTTTCGTATCGTAGATATGAAACCCTCTAGGATCATCATAATCGCTCCATGTAATTTCGTAAGGATTGCCAAGATAGGTGATGTTTCCGTTACTGCTTCGGTGATGAAAATGACCAGAACACACTAACTCAAACTTGTTAAAAATCGAAGGATCCATCCCATGATCGTTTGAATGACCTTTATACATCTGGAAACCAGATAACTCGTAATGCCCAAAACAAACTTCAGCATCTGTTTCGTCAATAGCTTCCATGGTTTGTTTGTAGTTATCGGAACATATCCAAGGAGTAAAAAGAATATCTCTATTGTCAAAAGATATCGTAGTTACCTCTGGGTAGATTGTGATGTTATCGTAATCCTTTAACAACAACTCTGGTGAATTAACTTCATTGGTATTCTTAAAATATGTATCGTGATTTCCAGGAATCATATGCATATCAATTTGCATTTCTTTTGCTTTATCAAAGAAATACTCTCTACACTTTTTGTATGTGTTGAAGTTAATAAACTTTCTGCGATCGAAAATATCACCCAAGTGGATGACTGTTTTAATCTGACGTTTTTCTAGTTCGGGAAAAAACTTTTCAGTGTAAAATTTCTCAAAGAAATTATCGAAAGGTATGGAGTCAGATCTAGCACCAAAGTGCGTGTCGGTAATTAATGCTATTTTCATTTCATATATTCCTTGATTCGCGATCTCAAAATTACCAACCTTTGTTCAGTAAGGTTCCAATCAGAAACACGATAATCAAACTTCTCAGGTTCTTGAAATACTTTATTTGTATCTTCAAATCTACTTTGTTTGATGGTATCCATCCATATCATAAAGTCAGGATGGAAAGTTTTTCTTGCTTCCTCTGTAGGACAAACAAAATCTACGATTGCAACTTTACCTGACCTCACAACACCATCCGCTAAATAACACATTCTTTGCGCTTGCCTCAAACGACCCTCGTCGCTAAAATCCCAATCATCATATTCTTCTCTGACTTGATCAGCGTTTATATGAACACTCTCAAAGATTCCACAAAGAGCTTCGGCAAGAGTTGTCTTACCAGATCCAGGAAGACCCATTATCAGGATCTTCATGCAGCATAATACCAATCTGGAGTGTCACGCTTAGTCCAAACAGCCATCTTGGCTTTAGCGATGCGATAGTATTGACGATATGCTTCTATAGAATCTGATTGCTTGAATTCATCTGGCATAGCTTGAGGCATTTTCGTCATTGGACCAGATTTAATCCCTTCTGGTGGTTTATTTAGGATATGCTGCAACTTTTGTTGCGTTAGGTGCACTTTTCCATATCGGTATGTATACTCTTTACACAACTCTTGCCACAAAGAATGAAGCCACATATAGTTACTGTGAGATTCTCGAGCCCAAATACCAGATGGGTGATTGACGTGTGACGCTTTGTATAAAATTTGATCTTGCTCTGGGTTTGGGTGTTCCCATCTAGCAATTTTACGACCAGAAGAAGTTTTGTCGTACCATTGAGTTCCGTCAATAACACGATGTGCTGTTGACATAAGTTGAGCATATTCGATAATCATCTTGACGACATGCTTGTCAAGGTGCTGTTTAGCAGCAGTTTCATAGTTCTCATGCAAGTAAAATATATTCATCTCATCCTCCCAATAAAGTAATGATTATACAACAATTTTCTTGCTAAGTCAAGGTCTTTTTGATTTTAACTATATGACGTGCGACCTTCAAGGGCATCTGAAATTCTTTTACGAGCATCTCTATCACCCAATTCATACGCTTGCAACACAATAGTATATATTTCTTTTGCTGAAAAGTCAAGCATATTTTTTAGTTGAGTAGTTCCCTCTTTGCTTCTTTCCTCGATCTGTAGCGTATCGGAGTCTAGCAACCTAATGTCCGAAATATCTTGCATTCTATGTCCTTAGAATTGTAACTAGAGTGTTTGTTTGGCTAATAGCGTCATCAAGAGCATTGTGGTGTGTGTCGTCTTCGTTTGCTCTGATTTTTGCGTTACTCACACCAACTAAATTGGTTGCAGTTTTAAAGCAATGAATGTGCCAATATTTCCATGGTGGCTTCTCATATCCAAGAGCATACATAGCAGATTCTAATATCTGAACATCAAACCCAGCACTATTTCCCCAAATGGGGATAGACTTTGAACCATACCACTCTCGAAACTCAGGTATCGCTTTGTCGAATGGAATTGTATCAGTAGTCAATTGCTTCAACGCATGTTTATTCTGTTTGCTCCACCAATTGATAGTTCCCTTATCTACATGGCGATTATATTTCTTACAGGTTGATGCATCTATGTTTTGATAATATGTATCAATTACACCGCTCTCAATATTAAATTTTGTGGCTCCAATAGATAAAATTGCAGCATCACCCCTTGTACTGAGAGTTTCTATATCAACCATAACTTGATACTGTTTCGGATCAGTAAAAAGTTGCGCACCATCTTTCATCAAGATTTATCTCCATCCATATCTTTCATAACTTCAAGTTTTTCTTTAGCGAGTTTTAATGCTTCTTTATCGTCTAAATATTTTGGTCTTCGTTTTTTGAGTTTTGCCTTTTGATCAGCATGCTTTTCTTCAAGTTGTGCTGCATCATCCACTGCTTTACGAATATACTCTAGATACTCACTGCTTCCATCGTTTCCATCAGAATCTGCAGTCATTAGTTCTTGAATATCTAAACTACCGATATATTTTTTCTTTGTATCCATTTGCCGTTTCTCTTTTTGGATACGACGAATAAATGCATAATATGTGATTTGCGTAAAATATGCAAAGGGATTTTTTGATTTTGCTGGATCAAAATTATCAATATATGTAATGCAATTTTCTATACCATCAAGAATCATCTCGTCTCGAAAAGTATAGTTTACAAAGTTTGATTTATATGCGAGATGATTAGCGATTTTAACCATGCATTCACCAAGATATTCTGGCACACGAGGTTTTTCCTCGCCAGATTCTTTTGCAGCAAGGACTTTCTCGCGATACTCAGTAATCGCTTCTAGGAATTCTTTGTTGTCAACGTAATGTCGACTGTTGGGATCTCTTCTTTTAGCCATAATATCACCATTATACATCAATGTTTGAAAATAGTCAAGCAGTTTTTATAAAAAAGTTTTTTTAAAAAAGATCAAAATAATGCTTGACTATTACATTGACCTTGGGTATAATCAGCGTGTCGCTGTTTGAAAGGACAGTTTCAATTTAATTTGTTTTTGTTTCTTGCTTCCATATATTTAAGAAGATCATCTGGACTAAGAGTTTCAGAAAGAAGTTCATCAGTAGCAGCATGCTTACGTTGTAACCTTTCTTCAAAGAAGATCTTTTTAACACACTGTTCATACCCTTCCTTGTGCGATTCAATCAGTTTAGATACAACCATAATAGAAGAAGTCGATACTGTGAACGCAACATCATCAGAAAGACCCATCCAAGATTTCAGCATATAAGACTCACTAAGACTTTCGTCATATTCGTCAATTCCACCAGAATAAACTTCAATAGGATACATTATATTGATAAAGTCTTCAGATAAATCATAATCGTTTTGCACACAGGCGACGATCGTTATCCCGTCATTGAATCGAATAACTCTTATCTTATCGAAAGTCATTTATCAACCTTAACAAGTTTGTATTTAAACCCTTCTTCATTATATAATTTTACTCTCTCAACTAGATGTTCTAGTGTATAATTTTTCTTGGTCTTCCATGATAGATCATCGCCAATATCAAACAGTTTACACGAAACCTTATTTTCTCCTAACCTCAACCCTCTACCGATAGATTGTAAGTTTCTTACTCTGCTCTTTGAAGGTGAAGAAAATATAACATTATGTAAGTTTCTAATATTTATACCTGTAGAGAAAGTGCCATATGAGGCAACAATTATAGCGTTATCAGACTTTTCCGTCAACGATCGTATTTCTTCTCTTTGTTCGGTATCAGTTCCTCCGTATACAAAATAGACTGGTCTAGATTCTTCTACCTTTTTCTTTATCATATCAAACAGAACACTTCCGTGTTTCTCGACGAACTGAAAAAGAACCAAACTGTTACCTGTTTGATCAACGACAAGATTACTTATTAAGTTATTTCTCCAATGATCTCGAACTAACCAATCTACCTCCTCTTGGTATTTCATGGTCTTCATTGCTTTACATTCTTCATCTTTATGTTTTAAAACTAAACAAGTTATGTCTAGGTTTGCAACCTTACCATCTTCCATTAACTCTTTAGTGGTTATCACCTTAGTAACATTTCCAAAACACCCTTCTAAGACAAGGCGGTGAGTTTTTGTCCCATCAAGAGTACCAGTAGTTCCAAACCTCCAGTGTGCGTTTTCGCATTTGTTTAGAATAGAAGTTAAAGACTTTGCCTTAAATAAGTGAGCTTCGTCTCCATATACAACATCAAACTTTTCAAACCATTTCTTTGGAAATTTATAGATAGATTGCCAAGTTGAGATTGTCACAGGAAACTCGTTTGACTTTTCTTTACCGCCATATATTCTATGGCAGTTCTCACTTACTTTCCAATCAACTGCGCTTGCATAGTCTTGAAAATCACCATACATTTGTTCCACAAGAGATGTCGTGGGCACAATTATTAATTGCTTTTTATTTCTTTCTTGATAATAACGCATTAGAGTATAGATTATAAGAGACTTTCCTGATGCAGTAGGAGACAATAATAAAGACCTTGCACCCTGAATACCTTTTCTGACTGCTTGAACCTGATAATCTCGTATTTCAATGGGTTTGTCACCACTGTGAAGGTCTAATCCCTTTGCAAACTTATCAATAAATTCAGTTGATATAATATCGCCCTTTGACACCATTCGGTTGTCTACAGTGTACTCCAGCTGTCTCGCGAAGTCTAAAAGGTACTTTATTAACCCAACAGGCAATTCTTTATTGAACATATTGAACAGCCTTGCCTTGCCATCCCACATACGGGATTTATAAGCAGGCATGAATCTTGCTCCAGGAACATCAAATGTGAAGAAGTCATTTAGTTCTTGGAGGATTCCTGTGTCACACTCAACGTGCATATTCACAGCGTTTTTATATGTGACAATTATGTCAGCCATTACATAAGTCCATTTGTGAATTTAGTCCACTCAATACCATTCTTAATGTCCCACGTTCTACTATGTAAAGATCTCATAACACGATCAAGGAAATCAACAACAGTCCTTATGTACTCAACCTTATTCATTTGTTCTTGAAGGTCGGCATCTGATTCTATCATTTCTGCCATGTCATTTTTCAAAGGTTTGTTTCCAAGCCACTGATCCCACCCAAGTGCATCGAGTTCTTGTTTGGATAACTCTCCACGCCAGTATTGTTGCTTTATTCTTCTGAGTTTAAAGAATGCAGCCTCAGACTTTCTGAGTTGTAGTTTGAAATTTGAGAGGTGATTGAGGTATTTTGAATGGAGTTCGGCAGTCTTTATTGTTGCTTTGCCGAGTTCTAACTCATCGATCTTACAATCGATAGCCCACGATTCTTGAAGTTCTTTTAATGTAATCATAATATAATAATAATTCTATGTCAAATTTTCTATCTTATAAGTCCTATATCTAAAACCTGCGATACCAGTGAAGTAATCACCAGCACCTTGTGTTATGTCAAAATCAAGACCTTCTAGACTAGTCGGGAATGCATCATAGAAAGTAATCTTGATAGTTGGGTTGTTGTTCGAATCAAGAACAAACAATGTAGCATCACTTACTTGAGCGATGGCTTCTTTCTTGCTCTTTTGTGACGTAGCAGTTCTATACTCTTGAGAGTTTATGAAGTCAGTGAATTGACCAGTATTCTCTGGAAACCCTAATCCATACAACCAGTTATAAAGTTCTTGGTAGTTTGCCATATCTTCTTGAACAAGAAACCTTACCATTAGTTCACCGAATTGTATTTTGTCTCCAGGGAATGGTAATGTGGAAAGAGGTGTTTCCATCTGCGGTGCTCCCAAAGATATTTGTGGGATATTTGCAGCTTGACAGAAAAAAGAAACCTGAGGTATATTAGCAATTTGAAATCTAAACCCATTCGGGCGCAAGAAATCTAATTCAGCAGGATTGTTCTGAGTGAATTCTGATTCGGTGATATTTGTTGTCGGGTTATATGCCATACTTTATTTATACGCAAAAAAAAGGGGATCCGAAGACCCCCTTAAAATGGTTGATTGACTCAACTCTTTTTATTTTACATAAGGTTTGTAACCTTAACAGAACGATAGTACTGGTTACGATCAGCAGTGAACGTATCAGCATCAGTTGTGCCGTTAGCCTGTGTAACAAATGGGTTAGCAACCATGCCGTAACGAGTCTTGAAGCCGATTTTTGGCTGGAAGT